TAACACCGGGGACAATTGAATGGCTGTAACACCCTGGCAGACGGCCTTTCTGCAATTACTGCCGTCAGGGCTTGCCTGGAATAAAAGCCCCGACAGCAAATTATCTGCGCTGGCGCAGGCCATCAGCGACGTGATTGCCACTGCGGCGGATGATGCGCGGCAAATGCTGCGGGAGCGTTTCCCGTCCACATCCCGCTGGTATCTGGGTGAGTGGGAATCATTTCTGGGGTTGCCGGACTGTACAAGCGAAAACGGCACCCTGTCAGAACGCCGGCGGGCTGCCGCGAATAAAATGCGTATGACCGGCAATCTGAGTCGGCGCTTTTATGAATGGCTGGCTGCGCAGTACGGTTTTACCGTCAGGCTGACGGATTCCACAGAAGGCCAGTGGGTTACGCAGGTCAATATTTACGGTATTAAAAATTATCGCAACGCAACGGTGCTGGATAATGTTCTGACGCCGTTACGTGTTTATGAATCGGGTGCGCTGGAATGTTTACTGGAGAAATATAAACCCGCGCATCAGATTTATAAATTTGTTTACCATGACGGAGATAACTAATGTTTTATATTGATAACGACAGCGGCGTAACCGTCATGCCGCCCGTATCCGCCCAGCGTAGTGCTATCGTTCGCTGGTTTTCAGAAGGTGACGGGAATAATGCTATCACATGGCCCGGTATGGACTGGTTTAATATTGTGCAGGCGGAGTTATTAAACACGCTGGAAGAAGCCGGTATTCAACCGGATAAAACAAAATTAAACCAGCTTGCACTGTCCATTAAAGCCATTATGAGCAATAACGCGCTGCTGATAAAAAATAACCTCAGCGAAATTAAAATTGCCGGGGCATCAGCACAGCGTACAGCACGTGAAAATCTGGATATCTGGGATGCCAGCCTGAACAAAAAAGGCCTCGTTCAGCTAACCAGTGCCACTGACAGCCCCAGTGAAACGCTGGCAGCCACCGCAAAAGCGGTGAAAATTGCGATGGATAATGCCAATGCCCGTCTGGCAAAAGACCGGAACGGAGCAGATATTCCCAATAAGCCGCTGTTTATCCAAAACCTCGGTTTGCAGGAAACGGTAAATCTGGCTTCTGGCGCATTACAAAAAAACCAGAACGGCGCGGATATTCCTGATAAGGATCGCTTCCTGAGTAACATTAATGTTTACAGCAAAGGCGAGGTGGATAAGAAAAAAGGAATGCGGCAGTACGCATTTAATGCGCCGTCTAATGCAGTTGGTGGAAAGTGGTATCCAGTTATTTTCCGGCGTTCCACAGGCAGCACTGGCGAGCTGGCTTCCAGAGTGATTATAACGACCACATCTGCCACTGGTGATTACGCAATGAATAACTGCGAATTCAATGGAATGGTAATGCCTGGTGGCTGGACTGATCATGGTTCATATGCGGCAGGTTATTTTTCGACGTATCAGACTAATGAGCGCGCAATCCACTCCATTGTAACAAGCCTTAAAGAAGATGATGTATGCAGCGTTTTTTACGTTGAAGGCAGGGCTTTTCCTGTGCGGGTTTCTGCTGAAGAAGGGCTAACGGTTATTGTTCCAACTCAGGATTATACCGTCGGTCAAACAACATATAAGTGGGGAGCAACTAATCCCGCGACAGAAAGCACGAACGCACAAGCCATTCTGGATTTTAACAATGGGCGAGGGTTTTATTGTTCTCACTCAATATTCGGTATTAATGCCATTTTTAGCGGAAATCTGGGGATTGGAACGGCTAATGCCCTGGGGGGAAATTCAATAGTTTTAGGAGATAACGATACTGGGTTTAAACAAAATGGTGATGGGGTGCTGGATGCTTATGCTAATGGTGTGCATGTGTTCCGCTTTCAGAACGGTACGTTACAGAGCAAAAAAGAAATAAGTATCACTGGGCGGATATTACCGTCTGATTTCAGTAATTTAGATTCCCGATATGTAAAAGATGTTCGGCTTGGCTCACAGCAATATTATGGTGTGAACAACTGGCAAACATGGAATTTCCAGTGCCCGTCAGGTCATGTATTATCTGGTATTAATGTTCAGGATACAGGGTCCAATTCTGCCGATAATATAGCGGGTGTTTATTACAGACCAGTTCAAAAGTATATAAATGGCACTTGGTATAATGTAGCGAGCGTTTAATATGATGCACTTAAAGAACATAAAAGCAGGTAACGCTAAAACACTGGAGCAGTATGAGTTAACAAAGAAGCACGGAGTCATCTGGCTTTACTCTGAGGACGAAAAAAACTGGTATGAGGAAGTGAAAAACTTTCAGCCAGACACAATAAAGATTGTTTACGATGCAAATAATATTATTGTCGCCATCACTAAAGATGCCTCCACGCTTAACCCTGAAGGTTTTAGCGTCGTTGAGGTTCCCGATATAACAGCCAACCGCCGCGCTGATGATTCAGGAAAGTGGATGTTTAAGGATGGAGCTGTAGTTAAACGGATTTATACGGCAGACGAACAGCAACAACAAGCCGAATCACAAAAGGTCGCGTTGCTTTCTGAAGCTGAAAGCGTTATTCAGCCACTGGAACGCGCTGTCAGGCTGAATATGGCGACGGATGAGGAACGCACACGACTGGAGTCATGGGAACGCTACAGCGTTCTGGTCAGCCGTGTGGATACAGCAAATCCCGAATGGCCACAAAAGCCTGAGTAAAAATTAAGGCCCAATATCGGGCCTTCTCTCATTCTGGTTGTTCGGGAAACGTTACTGGCAGGCTGGAGGTGTCTGTAGATTCGACTTTCTGCGCATAGAGCATCCACTCGGTTAATTTTTGTTTATTCTCGTCGGAAATGATGCCCAGCCGTAGCTGTGAGTCCCATAGCTGGGTTTTATCCCTGACAAGTTGCAACAGGCTTTGCTTTTCATTTTCCGCTTGTTGCCTCTGCTCTTCCTCGGTATAAGTTCGCTTTATCACTACGCCATCTTTGAACAACCATTTCCCCGAAATATCAGCCCGGCGATTTGCTGTAATATCAGGTAATTCAACGACGCTTGCGCCTTCCGGATTAATTGCTGAAACATCCTTTTCAATACAAATAATAACGCCGTTATGGTCATAGACCATTTTCAAAGTGTCTGGCTGGAAATTCTTTTGTTCCTCATACCAGTTTTTTCCATCATCTGAATAAAGCCATTTGATGTTAAATTGCTTTGTTAGCTGGTATTGCTCTTTTGTTTTAGGGTTGCCAGCAGTAATATTTTTTAAGTGCATCATAATTAAATACTCCCCGCGTTATACCACGTTCCATTAATGCAATACTGAATTGGCCTTGCCTGAGTTATATCAATTAATTCATCACGGTTTCCGTTAACTGAACCAGTAACGACATAACCTGACCTGTCAGACCAGCCAGGACCATTCCATGTCTGAACAGATGACAGACCGCCAAGGCGAATACCTGTAATAAACCTTGAGTTACATTCTGCCTGCGTATATGCACCAACATCTCCCGCAGAGGGTTTGCGTGTTGTGGTGTAAAACTCTGACCAGTTAGCTTCAAAGCCATAACCATCACGCGCTGAACGATAAAAGATACCGCCATTTCTGTAATTCACGCGGAACTGTACAGCAGGGCAACTCCCCGCATTCATATTAAAGTGGAGGATTAATGTCGATGCGCCACTGATATCTGCATCATAAACGCCGCTATTCCAGTTCCAGCCAACAGCTTTATCATTTGCGACCCTGCGTCCTGTTTGCCCTAAAGCAAATGCAGGCTGCTGGTTTTTCGTGTTGTAGTCTCGTCGCCAGCCAGGAGCGTAAGCATCACCATGATTAATATAAGTGAATTGAGCGTTAGTGATTCCGCCACCGCTGGACGTGCTCGGCGTGGTAACGCGTATGGTCATTGCGCCGCGGGGGCCAATAACTTCCACCACAGCACCTGCAAGACAAATATTTCCGCAACCTGTATCTGTAATGACCTTATTATTTGCATAAGCCCATGAGCCTTTGCACATCCAGTAAGGATGGTTAAATGCCCCCTGACTCTCCAGCCACGAAATAAATTGCGCAGTTGTCCAGACCTGACTATCGCCACCAATATTCAGCCATGCGCTATATGCGCGACAGGCCCCAATATTTTTGGTGAAGGTATCTTTTCCCGGAATATCTGCGCCGTTCTGTTTTTTCTGTAATGCGCCAGAAGCCTGATTTACCGTTTCCTGTAAACCGAGGTTTT